ATATATTGATCATGATCGTGACTTTTTGTTTACATATGCTGGATTACGGCAAGTTGTTGATAAATATCTTGTACAAGATAGAAGCACAGGTGAAGTCTATGAGACACCACAGTTCATGTATATAATGATTGCTGCTACTCTATTCCAAAACTATTCCATCGAAACTAGGATTTCCTACGTTAAAAAGTATTATGACGCAATCAGCAAGCACAAAATCAACATCCCAACACCAGTCATGGCAGGGGTCAGAACACCCATTCGTCAATTTGCATCTTGTGTTCTGGTTGATACTGATGACACCCTCGATAGTATCTTTAGCAGTGATATGGCTATTGGCAAATATGTCGCACAGAGGGCTGGTATCGGTATTAACGCAGGTAGAATCCGTGGAATCGGATCTAAAATCAGGGGTGGAGAAGTTCAACACACAGGTGTTGTCCCCTTCCTTAAAAAATTCGAAAGCACTGTTAGGTGCTGTACTCAAAACGGTATCAGAGGAGGGTCAGCCACTGTCCACTTTCCTATCTGGCATAAGGAAATCCAAGACATCCTCGTCCTCAAAAACAACAAGGGTACCGAAGACAACCGAGTCAGAAAACTAGATTACTCTATCCAAATATCCAAACTATTTTATGAACGATTCATTGCTAACAAGGATATTAGTTTATTCTCTCCTAACGATGTTCCTGGGCTCTATGATGCTTTTGGTACTGCCGAGTTTGACAGACTCTACGAGGAATACGAACGGCAGGAGTCTATTCCGAGAGGCACTATTGCAGCGCAGGAGCTCATTCTAGATCTCCTTAAGGAGAGAGCAGAGACAGGTCGTATTTACATAATGAATATCGATCACTGTAATGAACACTCATCCTTTAAAGACAAGGTTACTATGAGTAACTTATGTCAAGAGATTACATTACCTACCACACCTATCCAACACATAGATGGTAACGGTGAGATAGCATTGTGTATTCTATCTGCTATTAACGTAGGTAAACTACGTAACTTAGAAGAGCTAGAAGAATTGTGTGACCTTGCTGTACGTGGACTGGATAGTCTTATTGATTATCAGAAGTATCCTGTTGAAGCAGCAGAGGTAAGCACTAAGAATCGTAGATCATTGGGCATAGGATACATTGGATTGGCACATTATCTTGCAAGAAATAATGTGAAGTATGATGATCCTGCTGCTTGGAAATTGGTACACGATCTTACTGAAGCGTTCCAGTATAATCTTATACAAGCATCTGTTAACCTTGCTAAAGAGTATGGTGCTTGTGGATACTATGATCGTACTAAATATTCTGAGGGCATCCTACCTATAGATACCTATAAGAAAGATGTCGATGATATAGTACCTAACGAATTACATTATGACTGGGATAATTTACGGAATGATGTCTCCACCTACGGTTTACGGAACTCAACACTGTCCGCACAAATGCCTTCGGAGAGCAGCTCCGTTGTGTCAAACGCAACAAATGGAATCGAGCCTCCTAGAGACTACTTGTCCATTAAAAAATCGAAGAAGGGACCTCTTAAGCAGGTTGTACCATCCTACGGGACTTTAAAGAATGCTTACACACTCCTTTGGGATATGCCTGGTAACGAAGGGTATATTAATATTGTTAGTGTGATGCAGAAGTTCTTTGACCAAGCGATCAGTGGTAACTGGTCATATAATCCAGAGAACTACCCAGATAATGAGGTACCTGTCAGTGTGTTAGCACAAGATCTCCTCACCACCTACAAGTATGGGTGGAAGACTTCCTACTATCATAATACCTATGATGCTAAGAAGGATGTAGATGAACCATCCCATCCAATAGGGTGGTATGATAATGTTGAAGATCAGAGAGTCGCTACTGAAGAGCGTCTCAAAGAACTACTACAAGAAATTGAAACTATTGAGGAGGACTGTGATGGATGTAAGGTCTAAGAAGATTGATGGGGTAACAGTTTTCAATAAAAACAAAACTGATACTCTTAAGCAACCAATGTTCTTTGGGAAACCTCTGGGAGTCCAGAGGTATGACGGTGCTAAGTATCCTGTCTTTGATAAACTTACAACACAACAGTTAGGTTATTTCTGGAGACCAGAAGAGGTCTCACTCCAGAAAGATCGTGCAGATTTTACGCAATTAAATGAGACCCAGAAGCATATTTTCACTAGTAATTTAAAGTACCAGATCTTACTTGATTCAGTACAAGGTAGGGGACCTGGACTTGCTTTCATTCCATACTGTAGTTTACCTGAACTAGAGTCAGCAATGATAGCGTGGGAATTTATGGAGATGATCCATAGTAAATCTTACACATACATTATCAAGAATGTATATTCAGATCCATCTGATATTTTTGATACAATACTAGACGACGAAAAGATTATTGCACGTGCAGAGTCAGTTACTAAAGCATACGATGAGTTCATTAACCAAGCACATTCTTGGGACACTGGTTGTATGTGGACTGAAAGTAGTCGTGGATCACCCACATCTAAATGGTGTGAAAAGGATTTAAAACGTTCACTTTATCGGGCAGTAATGAATGTTAACATCTTGGAAGGAATACGCTTTTATGTTAGCTTTGCTTGTAGTTTTGCTTTCGGTGAACTCAAACTTATGGAGGGGTCAGCAAAGATTATCTCCCTTATTTCAAGAGATGAAAGCCAACACTTGGTACTCACTCAGCAAATAATTAAGAAGTGGCAAGAGGGTGATGACCCTACGATGCTAGAGATCATTGAGGAAGAACACGATAACGTCGTTGAAATGTTTAAGAATTGTGTCGAAGAAGAGAAGGATTGGGCTGAATATCTGTTTAAAGATGGTAGTATGATAGGGTTGAATGCAAAGTTACTCGGACAGTATGTTGAATGGATTGGTAACCGCCGTATGAAAGCGGTGGGAATCGATCCTATCTATGACGTACCGTTGAGAAACAATCCCCTACCTTGGACCGAGCATTGGTTGAACTCAAAAGGTCAACAGAATGCTCCACAGGAAACCGAAATTGAATCCTACGTAGTGGGAGCTATTAAACAAGATGTCACAGCGAAAACCTTTTCGGGGTTCAAGCTATGATCCTTGGTCTATCAAAGCACATCTTAGATTCCTTCGGGAAGTTAAAAATGATCTACGGTACCGACCAAGAAAGATCAGGAAAACTAATAAGTTTAGAAACCCTGACAAGTCTAAATAATTATGTAGCAACTGTTACATAAACGTTCATCCTGATACATTCAGGACGCAAGTAAGCCGACACGGAACGGTTTCGTTCATCCTTATGAACATACTCATTGCTAGTTTTGGTACTCTAGTTCTAACCTGTCAAGGAGCAGACCATCTCATTGAGAATGCTGTTACTAACAGTTATCTTTCTACGGAAGATAAAGCAGAACTAACAGAAGTTATCAAAGCAAACTCTGAACAAGGTTGTTTTGAGGACGCAAATGCCGACTGAAGGAACGGTCTAATCAACCTAATCCTACAGGAGAAAGCCAATGGCACAAGTAACTTATAGAGGTGTTAAATATAACACCAATGACAAGTCCAAGAAGTCTTGTCAAGAAAACCCAACCACTCTCGTCTATCGAGGGATGGAACACGAAAAGAAAGTACCTGTATGTGCTTAAAATCGAATGAACGATTGACAATACCCCCGAAAGGGGGTATTTTATTATCTAAATAGCCTCACGTATATCGGAGTAATCAAATGAAAATTTTCTTAGATTGTTCTGATCCTGATCTGATCAAATCTGCTTATGATACTGGTCTTGTGGACGGTGTTACCACCAACCCCACATTGATGTTAAAAACAGGACAGAATCCCGTAGACGTAATATATAAAATCTCTGAGATCTTTTCTTGGACATCATCAGTATCTGCTGAGGTAGTGGGTGAGACATCTGAGGAAATGCTAGATGCTGCTGTAGAGTACTACAATCTAGCACCTAATGTTACCATCAAACTTCCCTGTACCATCCAAGGACTCCTTGCTTGTCAAGAATTATCCAGGATGGATATCAAAACTAATGTTACCCTAGTGTTTAGTCCAGCACAAGCAATCCTTGCTGCCAAAGCTGGTGCTACATTCATCTCTCCTTTCATAGGAAGATTGTATGATCAGTACACAGATGGTATAGGACTAGTTAAAGAAATCAAACAAATTTATTCTATGCACAATGTTGAAACTCAAATTCTCGCTGCTTCCATTCGATCTCCCATTGATGTCCCTCGTGCTTTTACAGCAGGTGCTGACGTATGCACTGTACCTATTGATATTTTCTTCAAACTCTACAGCCACATCTTAACTGACAAAGGATTGGAAATGTTCAACAGAGATTGGGCAGACTTACAGGATCAACTCTATGCAGAATAACAGTGAACCCAGGCTTAAGGTACTACTCCGTAAGCTTGATGACATAGTATACGAAATTAAATCCGAGGTGTATTCGGACCCTTCTAAATATTTGAAAGGTCCTAACGTACAGATCGGTGACGACAATGACGGAGAGTATTGATTATGAAAATCCCTGGTACTACAATGGTACAGCTTTCACTTCTGACGATATTGGCGACCAGTTCGGTTACGTCTACTGCATTACTAATATCGAATCGGGCAAGCAATACATCGGAAGAAAGTATTTCTACCAGAAACGAAAGCCTAGAGGTGGAGGTCGGAGGGTTACGTCTGAGAGTAACTGGAAAGCATACTACGGATCTTGCCCTGAGCTTAAAGAAGATGTTAGAAAGTTTGGACGCAATAATTTTCAGCGAACCATCCTTTCACTACATCCAACCGTGGGAAAGACTAATTATGAAGAGACAAGACAACTCTTCATCAACAATGTCCTCACCGAGTCACAGGATGGCAGACCCAGATACTACAACTCCAATATACTAGGACGGTACTATCGAAAAGACTACTTCCCAACACAACTACACGAATCCAAGTGAGAAGCAAGACCTAGCCCACCTAGAGGCTGGTACCCACGAGGATGAGATTGTCGATCCTGCTACTGGTTTTAGTAAGAGAAAACCTATCAGTGATAGGGAGTGCATTTATAAGTGCTTGGATAATTGTATATCACTTGCTGGTTTAGATAAGAATCAGGTAGAGAGGTTAGCGAAACAGTTCAACCCACACAATGAAGTAGAACTTAATATAGAATCAGAATACCCTCCTTTGTAAGGTAATATATAATGTAGAACTCAAAGGTTATTATGTCAGTATCGGTACAGTATGTTGATCAGTTGAAGGAGTCTGTGAATGCACTTCGACAAGCATTCAAGACAGCATTAGATGAGGATGTAGAAGATAATATTACTAGTGAAATATGGAGACACTATCAAGGATTGAAATCAATAACTGCCAGTGCAGAGAAAGAGATTGATCCCCTTAAGGGTGGGTTTAAAATTGATTGTAGTGACCCAGTGTTTGCAGGATCAGGAGTCAAGGGTGGATTCTCTGATGATATAATATCTTTTAATACAGACACGTATCAAGCTGCAGGTATGGTAGACTTCTCAGGTACCGTAGGGGAGGACCACATCAGCTTAGGATAATGAGAGTCATTCTCATTAACTAGGTACTTTTTCTCAATAAATATTATGGTTGCTTATTTCTTATGACCTATTCAGTTACGTTGATTGATACAGCAGGTGATTCTACCACCTTTGACTGTGCTAAAGATGAATACATACTAGATAAGGCAGAAGAGGAAGGTGTTGATGCTCCTTACTCTTGTCGTGCTGGTGCGTGCTCTACTTGTGCAGGTAAGATTGTATCAGGTACAGTAGACCAAGAAGAACAGTCATTCCTTGACGATGAACAGATGGAAAATGGCTTTGTGTTAACTTGTGTCGCATATCCTACATCAGATGTTACAATACAATTGGGTGAAGAAGAGAACCTATAAACTTCAGCTCGAGACAGGAGAAGGATGGAGAACCCTCAACAGGTACCGTAATCTTTCTCCTGTTAAAGCTGAATTTTATGTAGAGTTATCAAGACTCTCTAAGGATCTTGTATCTAATCCTGTACCTATAAGGGCTGTTGAAAATGACTTCTAGTTGGAAAGCCGATTGGGGCAATGACACTATGAAATTGAGACAGGAGACTCTTAAGATTTTAATGAAGAAGTTTCCTAAATATAATAAGAAGGTCTATGAATGTGCCGATGAGTGGTGCAAGAAGCAAGTCACAACAAATGGCTTGGTCGGATACTTCGAAGCATATTATTTACCAAAGACCACCGACGCTCCTTGCGACATATGAAC